CAGCAAAGCGGAGCCGTGCCAGCGCGGGTTGGTTGCCGAGGCCGCTCCAGCGTCGGCCTTGATGCTCAAAGTGATCGGAGACCCGCCGACGAGGGCGTTGAGCGTCGCGTCGACTTCACCGGCGGCGAAGTCCGCCAGGAACTCGGCGTCGACGGACCAATCCTGCAAGCCGGCGATGCGGCTGCGAAAGGTGTCCCCCATCGCCGTCTCATCCAGGCTGTCTGCCGAGTGGTTGAGGGTGATCGAGCGCACATGATCGGATAGATCAACGGCGTTGACCGTCAGGTGGGCGTTGCGAAAGTGAAACGAAGCCAGGCGTCATCACTCCAAGAATACGTGTTGTCTAGCGGAT